TACAACGATCCAAGAGTTTGCAGCGACCTTGATGCAAGCTGCTGACTTATAACGAGCGAGCACTGGAGATCCTGCTGCTGCGCCTGCGCTGTTTATTGTCGTTGTTCCCGGGGTTGTTGCAGTAATAGTAGTTACCCCTGCGCCCTTCATGTACACAAGCAAAGTCGTGCCAGTAGGGAAAGCATATGTTGCATCTGTCGGGATGTAAAAAGTATTGGCTGAGGCGTTGTCCATTGTGACAATGGCGTTGAGTCCATCTGCCTTGACTGCTGTGTATGTAGTGCCAGTTTGAGCATTGACTGTAAGACCTGCAAAGGATGCATCAACGGAATCGCCTAGTGTCTCGATCGCAGTTGCGCCATTCTTGACTAGATCGGATGAGGTTGGAACAGTCCAACCAAAGTTAGGTGTAGTAGTTGCCATTAGGTTAGTGCTCCAGTCGCGTTAGTCCAAGTTAGTATAGCATTTACATCCGTCCAAATAAGTGAAGCAGGCGTAACTGTTTCCCATTGGGTTGTTGATAGTGAGAAGTCCGTTGCTGAGATGTAGAGGGTGATCTCCACAAAACTAGGGGTTGCTCTAAGAGCTATGTTTTCTACAAAGCCATCAAATTGACCATCGAGTAAGTTGCTAGGCAAGTTAGAGACAAGCACAGGCTGACCAAAAAAGACATTAACAAGGCTGTCAAGCATGGCAGATGGCATGTCTGGATTGTCTAGACGAAAGGTAATTGCCCCTAATGAACCGCGTGGGTTCTTACGCAGTTTTAATTCTCTAGAAGCGATGTCCTGAATGTCTGCAAGGTTCTTGATGTTAGAGTCAAATGAACGCTCAAAGAGCCCGTAAGAGGCTATTGAGTCGCTGTCAGAGGTGCTGTAGGTTGATCCGTATCCTGTGGCATATCGATAGATAAGGCTGTTACGGATGCGTGCAATCTGAGTTGTTGAGGTGATAGAGCTTGGTGTTGCATAAGACCCGTCAAGGTTAGTAAAGCCATTTGCTGCGAGATAGTTAGACCTGTGATCCGCATCGGCATATGAGACATCTCCATCCTTTTCCTCGTACATTTGACCAAGTGCGCTGTTAGCAATTTGATCTGTCAAGGTTTGAGACTTAGCAGAGGCATTAGCTGCAAGGGCAATCATTGTGTAGAAGCCTGAGTCCACTTCACCAATGTAGGACTCTGCATTAGCCCATGTGACTGTCGGTGGGTATGTTGCCCATGTCGTAGTTGGGGTGACTTGATTCCACGGAAGGGATAATGCTTGCCCTAAGATTTCTGCAATCTGTGCGCCATCCAAGCCTTCTGCAAGTGCTGTGTTATAGACAGCCTTAGTCAGTTTAGCCAATGAGCCAATGCCTAGAATTGTACCAGTGGTGATATAGCCAGATTCTTCTGGGCTTCTAACACCGATGTTGAAGTCTGATACTTCTCCACCAAATACAGTGACATAAGTGCCAGATGAGTTTTTAAGCTCTAATGTAACTGGCTCTGTGACATTTATGGTAAAAGGTGTGTTATCTGTGTTGATGATTGTTACTTGGCAGTAACCTGCTGTGGCTTGGCGATCAATGTCTAAGCGACCAGATGCAAAAGAGACAGAAGTGACAGTCGTATAGACATCATCACCTACTGTCACTCTCCACTCTGGAAGCCATGTCATGCGATTGTTGCTCCACCTCGTAGAGTGCCACGCTGTACGGCATCGATAAGAATCTGGTCAATAGCTTCTGCAATAGCGTTAGGATCTCCCACCCCTGTGTTCACAATAATTGTGTTACCACCTGAGCCGTATCCTGCGCCACTGTTCATGTTAGGGCTGTACCCACCCAAATCGCCAACAGTTTTCTGGTAATCAATTAGAGCCAAGAAATCTGCATAGTTTTGCTGTTCCATTAACAATGCAAAAGCATTTGCGCGTTCTGTTGCTGCATCTGCATATTCTAGGATTGCTGCAATTGATCCGCCTGTAGTGGAAATAGGCGCAATGTAATCCCCAGCTGGGATACCTGATCCAAGCGATCCGCTTGTAGGTATCTTTGTTTTAACTTCAAGATTTGCTTTTGCAAGCTCGGAAAGAATGTCTTTTATTTTACTTAAAGCCATGTCAAGATTATCTAGATTGAATAAGTCAATCGTCTTTAATCCATCAAGGATAGATTTAATGTCCACCAGTTTGACATACTGACCGCCAAGAGCATTGAGCGACTTAAGATCCTGATTAAGTTTAGCCGTTGCAGCAATAATGGCCGCTTCATCCTTAGCAGCAATAGCATCTTCTAGGGCAAGGATAGACTGCTTAACATTAAGGCGAGCAGTATCGTTAGCAATCTGCAATCTTTGAGTGTCGGTTGTTGCTTTGCCTAATTGCGCAGCCTGATTAGTAAGAGCTGCTGCAATTTGGATTCTGTCAAGGTCAAAGACATCTGCACCCTTATTAAGGGCAAGGTTCGCCTTATCGATTGCTGCTTGAAGTTTTTTATCCTTAAGAATCTTGGCTTGATTATCCGCTTGCTGTTTAACCAGTTTAGCAATTTCTTTTTCTAATTTAAGTTGAACCTGACCTGAGATGGTCATTGGAGTAGTAAAAGGCTTAGGCTTTTTCTTCATGAAGCCAGAAGGATCACCCTCAATAATAAGATTAACGAATGGTGATGTTTTCTCAATAAAGTCTGCAAGGCTTCCAGATACAGCCATAAGTGGAGCGTTGATTGTCCTAACAATCTCGCTAAGAGTTGCCAAGAATGCCGCTGCATTAATTGCAGCCGTTTCCATGTCTGTTGCTAATTCATCGACTGAAGTGTTGCCACTTAGGATGATAAGAGAATCAATGATGCCCTTACCCAAGATCTCTTGCACATTGGCAGATGCCACTTCAAGTTTAGCCATTTGACCTGCAAGGCTGTTTGCTGATTCTGATGCAGCACCGGCAAAAGTCTTAGCAAGTTCATCTGTAACTTCTAGAAATGACTTAGTTTTAAGATCTGCTTTGGAAATACCCACACCCAGTTTAGACAATGATGTGTTATTGCCAAGATAAGCCTTACTCAATGCAGCTGTGACTGATCCCAAATCCTTGCCAGTTGAGGCGCTAATGTCTAATGCAAGATTAAGCAGTCTTTGTGACTCGGCAGAATCCCGTGTGGCTACCGCTAGGGTCTGATACGCAGGGCGGAGAAGATCATCGACAATGCCGAACTCGCTCTGTAACTTCTGAATGTATGCCTCGGATGCTGCTGCATCTCTACCAAGTCCAACATTTTTAAGAGCTAGGGCTAATTGCTTCTGGGCTTTCTCATCTTCCACTGCTGCTTTAACGGCAGCCTTACCATAAGCAAGGACGGCTGTAGCACTAAGTCCAAGTCCGAAAGCTGCTGCAAGTTTCTTGGCTTGCTTGCCTAACTTGTCGGTTGCTGATTCGGCTTGCTTAAATGCTTTATTGCCTGTGAACTCCGCTGCAATATCAATCATTACATTAGCCATGAGTTACACCTTTGCTCTTGCGTTTAGTTTGTCAGATGCGCTCTTGATTGCCTTGAGGACTGCATCTCTTGCTTTACCATTGTTTTCTTCATAGGCACGGAATAAAGCTCGACCTTCCATCTTGCCATCACCCTTCATGGATGAGCCGTACTTGCTACTCTGATTCTGGACAAAGCGACTGCTTGGGGTTTTACGCCCCATAGTTTCATAAATTGCTCCAGCAGCACTCTTATTGAATACGCGAGCAAGGGATCTAAAGCCTCTACGATTAGGCTTAGAAGGTGAAGTCTTATAGCCCACGCCAGATTTAACGATGCGAGCATTGTAACTAGGGAAGCGAGACTGTGAACCTTCACGCGCTAACCATCCGCTAAGCACTTGACCATCATCGGGGAAGTAACCCTTAGCCGTTTTAGTAATAGGCTTAAGAGCTCCAGCGATTTCCTTCTGGGTTTCCTTGGCAAGATCTGGAGCGAAAGCGCGAAGTGCTTTGCGAAGTTTAACGCCGCCCTTTACGCTTGCTGGCATCGCTCACCTCTTTCGCTTCATCCTTGAGCCCTTGCACTAATGCATCGAGCATGGTCTTATCTAGATCCAACAACTGCTGTGGCGCGATTCCCAACCTAATGCTTAGCCTAGCAATTAGATAGGTGAATGGAAGATCGCGCTTTAAGCTAAAGGGTCTGAATCAAGCACCTCGACACTTTTAAGTGTCTCAATGAAATCCATACCGAAAGGCTTAACAGTTTCACCTGACCTGCGTGTAATTTCCCAAGCTAACCAATAGACATCCGATTGTTTTTCCTCCTGCCTAAAGGCACGATGAAAACCCATCTTGGTGTGTAACTCAAAGGCGTACTCCACTGCTGGAGTAATTTCGCCTTCGATAACGCTTCCGTCTTGTCGAACTATCTTTAGTTTTGCCATGGTTTGCCCCTTTGTTTAGTTGATTAGAATGTGCCTGTAGTTGCTACTGCAACTGTTGAGTTAGCAGTAAATGTGATCGACTGTGTGGACATATCGCCAACAGCACCATTGATGTCTGTTGTGTTGTTCACCAGTAATGACACTGTGTAGAGAGGGTTAGTAGCAGATACTGCTGTTCCCTTTTCCTGTAGGAATACACATGTGACTGTTGTACCCCATGCAGCTTGTAGTGTTGCCAATACATTCGCTGAAGCTGTGTCGTTTAGGAAGTCGATTGTTACAGATGATGCTTCCAAGCCCTTAACGAACTTGTGTGAAGTATCGCCCATAGCTGTTACTTCTAGCTCATCGAATGTGCGGTTAAGAGTGATTGATGTGACATGGTCAGAAAGATCAACAGTGTTAATCTTCACGCCTACTTTATTGTTTAGAAATACAGCCATGAGATTATTCCTCGTCTTTCTTAGTAGTTACTGGCTTTGGTGCTGGTGTGCTTACTTGCCCGATTTTCTTCAGGAAGTCAGCGTTTTCTTGTTCCCACTCGGACATGTTTAGCTCCAACTCGTTAGGATTGATACGGACATCTCGCAGCTGAG